GTTGGTTGAATATGATCCACTGCCTGTCAGACATTCGTATGTTCCTAAAAGTTATAGGTTCGGGGGGCTTGGGTCTTGGCATGCCGCAATACTCCTTTGTTTAGCCTCTACACAATCTTTGCAGATGAATCGGCGTATGCCCTCAATGCCTTTGCCCATCATCTTTTCTGAGCCGCCTTGACGAGGCTTGTCTTTCTGACACTTCCAACACATCAGCCCTTGGCGGTTTGCCCACTTCCTAAAATTCTGGTGCGGACTAACTGCAAAATTGTTGCTGTCCATAACACTAAACAAGCCATTGCCTTTCATGTTTTCATCTCCCGCACGTACGTAGCGAAGCTATGGGCTGTGTCACCAAACGCAATGCGCATGGCATCGAACTCAAGCGCCACCTCTTCAAGCACGGCGTTGCGCGCCATAGGGTCTATCGTCATGTGCACTTTGGGCGTGCCAAAGATGCTCTCAAAATCGTCTTTGTTAAAAAGTCCGTCACTCATTATTTTCCTCCATGATTTCCATAAGTATGCAGTGCTTTACTATGTCCAACACGCCCAGCACAGTTGAAGCGTGTATCGAGCCTTCGTAATTTTCAATAGTCTTGCATATCTCTTGGGTCAGACCCTCAATCAGTTCGGCTTGCAGTTGAGTCGGGTTCATTTCAGCCTCTCTTTCATCATTGCGTCTGCTAATTGATACGCAACGTTTGCGGCAAACGCGGCGTCTTCTTCATCGTCCCAAAACCATGCTTTACCAAGTTCCCTGTCGTACTGCTGTGAGTTAAGCTTCACCGCACTGGGCAAAGCCTTGGCCGCAAAGTAATCACGCAGGGTCATGCCCATGTTTATCATCGTGCCTGTGTGATCCTTTGCAACGAACGGGAATGCTGGTGTATTTTTATCTTGCATCTTAACCTCCAAACATTTCTTTAAGGTGGCGGTACAAGTCGTGTGCCTGATACACAGTCATGTCTTTTAAGATATCTTCGGGCGACTTGACACGCACAAGCGAGATCATTCGTTTAGGCGTATGCCCGCCCATAGCGTAAGCAGCAGCATCAAGCGCATCTTGGCTAGGCATAGGCGTATTCTCAAGCTTCTCTCGTAGCAACGCACCGATGCCTGTCACGGCTTTCTTCTCGTACTTGCGCTTGGGTGGTGCTATCGGGGCTTCCATCTTCTTGAGCGCTTTGAGTGACTTGATTGGGCGGTACTCGGGTATGTCTGCGTAGTATGCGTTGTTGGTTTCATGAACCATTTGGTTGCGTCTCATCTGCGCAATCAGGCTCGATGTTGACCCGCCTGCAAACCCTTGGTGCTCAAGCGCTTCGATGATCTCTTTACGCGTGGAGCCGGGGTTGTTTTTGATGTAGTCGAAAGTTACACGGGATATGTTGTTGGTGATGTTGAATGTTTTCTTCATGGGAATTTCCTGAGAAGGTGTTGGTACAGAGTTGTTGATAGTAGTGTTGATAGTAGAAGGTGGGGAGAAAGTCTCCCCATCGTCATCCCACTCCTGTAAGGTGCGGGTCAGTGCGGTTTTAAGGGCGGTTTGCATGTCAGGCATTTGAGGTTCCTCCTGTTAGTAGCATGACGATAACGATAAAAGCAATGAGTCCGATGGACTGTATTGTGGTGAGTAGTAGGTCATCCATCCCCGGCTTGTCGCCAAGCAATATGCACTGTATCCAGTCGGATTCAGGCGTAGATGCAGGGGGTGGGGGTACGTAGGTCAAGCCGATCTTGACCTTACCCGTGTCGTAAGGTGGGTTGTTCATTTGCCCTCCGTTGGATTGTTCTCGAGTACAGGGGCAGTCATCATCGGCAGGGTCAATGGCATCATATCGGGCATGATCTGCCCCGCCGCAAACGCAAGCGCGCGGGCGCGTGTCTCTGCTTGTACCGATTCAATAATGCGTGTAGCCGCATTCAGCGCAAGGCGCCCCTCGTCCATTTTGACGTCGCCGTTGATGGCTCCGGCCATGATGTATGCAAGGGATTCCCGCAACTCGGGCATTGTCTTAGGTGCTCTCATGTAACTCTCCTTGAGTTTGTTTAGGTTGGTTTAGTAGAATTTGTTCGGCTTGATAGGCAATTATCAAACTTGTGAACTCGGGTTCTAGGATTGTGCTGACGCACAGTTCCTTGTCAGGATACCTACCACACACATCCAGTATGAGGTTCTGGCACTGTCTGGCTGTCCTTGTGAAATTCCACCTGTTAGGGGTGGTGTCGTGCATAGGTGCGTAGGCCATGCCTGCATACAACTGAAACGATCCGTTGTCGCGTATCGAACGCCTACGCGCCATAGCCGTAGCGAGCAACACTTCTTGTACGCCCGTCAGTTTGTATTTGATCGCAACACGATTGGCGCTGTACTCTACGACACGTATCTGCGCGGCCATGTAATGAGCCCTTACGTCCTGCATCAGGGCTTCGATCTTGCTAGGTCTGTCGCCCATGCACTCAAGCCAATACCACAAGGGGTACTTGTAGCCTGACTTAGTGCGTGACGTGTTGACTCGTTTAAGTGTTAGGTGCTGCCTTATATAGTCGCTTAATAAACCCTTGGCTGTTCTCGCCATATTGTTTTCTCCTTGAATGAATATTATTTGTCCAAGAGTAGACAGTTGTCAATAGGGTCTCCAGTATAAAATATCTCCTATAAGTATAATTACCAATAACAAAAGTACTACTCTTTCAAACTTTTCCCATGGTGTCATCATTCTTCGTTCTCCTCGTCTGCTTTTAATTGTTTGATCCACGCATCAATCGCTTGCTCATCGTAGAAGGTGAGTATCCAATCAGCTAACTCATGTACAGGGTTCTGTAACAGACAGTCGTACAGCCGATCTAATGCTTCCTTGCCGTAGCGTGCTTCGATTTCCTCTGGTGTCATTGTTTCTCTCCTAAGTTGAGGTGTACCCACTCGGTGATGCTTGCATCGACGCACTCGATCTCGTGTATCTCGTGGTCGTTGAAGGTGTACACCTCCGTTTCTGGGTCACACTGTTTCAAGTACCCAATCAGTTCTTTAACTTTCATCTTCATGCTCCTTATCTACATAGGCGGGATTGCCTGTTTGGTATCGATACTCTTTGGCATCTTTCTCAGCGTCATGCTCGTTGTCAAACACACCAAGTACTGTGTGGTTGTGGTTTCTTACTACGTACTTCACTTTGTCAATCAACTCAACGTCATACGTCTCACCTTCTCCGACACGGGCTTTGGTGATATCAAACTCATCAAACGCCTTGCTTGCAGCATCGGCACTGCTGTCCGCTTCGACCTCTACTGTCTGCCAGTAGGACATAACTACTTGTACTCTGTACTTCATTTGCTTTCTCCTTTGGTTACGTATAAAAACATAGCGTGCATCAGGGCGTGTTGCAAACCATCTGCTTAGCCCCCCGTGGTCATCCTGCATCAGCGCAGGTGGATCCCATCCAGTCTTCTTCATACATCCTCCTTAAAAATACGGGGGTGGTTAGCCCCCGCTACACATCAGGTCAACAGTGCAGGCAATGTTGGCTTGAACGACACGGGCTTGCGTACATTCCATTGCAGGTAGTAGCAGATGACTTCGGCGATAGTGCTGACTGCACCATGCGACTTGGTCGCATAGCTGATAAGGCCAGACGCATCACCCTCCATCAACATATCGTACGTACCCTGCTCGGCAAAGCACAGGTCATCACGATGCGTGTAGCTCAGAGGCGTCGCCTCGTAGCAGTGCAGTAGCGTGGTGATTGTGTACGCAGGCATCTGGTCAAGCCATACCTCAACAGTCTCGATGTCAGCCTCAGTCAACGCAATAGCCATGTCCTCGGGTGTTGGTTGCACGAAGCCATCTTCGTCATCGGGAAAGTCAAACGCTGTCTCGTCGTAGTTGGCGCTGTGTGCGCTGACACTGCGTGGCTGGATACCGAAGCTAGCGTTGTAGTCATACATCTCGTCGTACTCGTCATCCATGTAGCTACCATAGGCGCTGGCGTACTTGTATGACTTGAGTGTCGCACTCTTGTAGCTAGGGATCAGGCGTGATGGAGTCCAAGCATAGGTATTGCTGAACCACATATCGTCATGCTCGATACCCTGATCGAAGTTGACGTGTTGCATACGACCCTCGCCATTCATGAACACGAAGCGATTGTTGCCGATGAACTCCTCCAGCATAGCCACGAAGCCCGTGTCATACACAAGGTCAGGTGCAGACGACACAGCGCTGTGCAGGTAGTCCTGAATGAAGTGCCATGTATCTGACTTGTTCTTGTCAGCAGCATTGCCTGTATGCAGTACGCCGTTGTGCATCATGGCGATGTAGCCAGGAATCACATCATAGGGATGGCAGTTGAGCATATCGGTCTTGCCGTGTGTAGTCCAGCGGAAGTGAATGGCAATCTCACGATCATCCTGCGGTAGGCGTTGAATGAATGCAGTAGCATCGCCGAGATTCTTAGGCAGAGTCTTGGTAACCTTCAGTCCCTTGGCAGTGCCGTACATAAAGCCGATGCCGTCAGGATTGGAGGTAAAGATATCGCTCAGTAGCCCGTGTGTATCGAGCAATGTGGAACGAACTTTGGAAGACTGACCAGTAATAATAAGACACATAATAAATTTCCTTGATGTAAAAGATCGGGGAGAGTTACTCCCCGTTTGGTTGTTGTTGATTAAGCCGAAACAAGGACAGGGGCATTACCCATGACCAGTGTGTTGAAGATGTCCTCTTGCAGACGCCATATGTCGCCGTCACGCACATAGATAACATCTTGATCCTCAATAATAGAATCGTCACTGCCATACGAGAACACCGCCATCTCTACGCCAAGACATCTGAACCTGTTGAAGTACAAGCCGTGTCGGTTAGCGTAGCCACGCATACCATCGCCGTCGTCATAGGCTACCTCCATGTGGTAAGCATGGTCATGCCCTTGGGCATAGCGAGTCGCATCCATGGTGACAGGGGGAACAGCGTCAGTGCAAGTGTCCTGCGCTGGTGCAATGACTGTCGGTGTGGATGTGTGTACATTGCGTACGCCATACCACTTGACGAGTGCAGGATACTGACCCGCCACAGTCTTGAGCCACTTGACGAACGATGTGCCGTTGAGATCACGCCACGATGCGACACGGCAGAACATGACAGACGCATGAGTGAACTCGATCTGTGCAAGCAGACGCTCCTTCTTGAGCGAAGCACGGAAGATGCGAAGCTCGACAGTGTTGTACCTGCCGTTGTAGCTGTTGTCCATGCTAAGACCAAGACGCTTAGCCTCACGAGAACCGAGGTTCATCATGTTGACCATGCGATAGCGCTCACCAGACTTGCCCTTGACCGCAG